TGGAACAGATTACATATCAAACATTCAGCCACTTTGTAGGTCTTGTAATAGTCGTAAATGGAAAACTTACATCCACGAAAACCTAGAATTATTAAATAAAAACTAACTTTAAAAAACTAAACGAAAGGACAAGATGGAATTAACAAAGCAACAAGCATTAGAAAGAATAGAAGAGCTAAAAAAATATATTAAGCAAATAGAAGGATATATAGATATAAAGGAAAGTTTTACTTGGTATGAAGAAAAAAATAAAGATATGAATTTTAGCTCACTTAAAAGTATAGGTGGTTCCGCTAATTTACAAGGTTGTTCCGCTAACCTAAGTTCACTTGAAAATATAGATGGTTCTGTTTATTTAGAGGGTTGTTCCTCTGACCTAAGTTCACTTGAAAATATAGATGGTTATGCTAATTTAGAGGGTTGTTCTTTATTCCTTAAAAAGTCTTTGGCTAAAACACTTAAAAAATGTAGGGGTATTTATGTGGAATTTAAGGATAAACCAATGACTTTAGAAGAATTTAAAAATGAATATAGAGAAAAATGACACTACCACTTGAACCTTACTGGATTAGTATTTTATTTATTTTATTAGTGTCAATAGTTTTTATTATAATAGGATTTAGAAATAAGAGGGAGTAGTCCAACGGTAGAGGCAATCGGACGAGCAAACAGATAACATCCTCGCGGATTTCATAAAAGGCTCACACCCCCGATGCAGTCTGGGTTCGACCCCCAGCTCCCTCACATTTGACAATTAGGGAAGGTGGTAGAGATGAACAGACTTTTTGTTGTATGTGGCAATTATACACAGGTTCAACTGTGCCACGAGTTTTTTGTTTGTTTATTGGCTAAAGGCTGGCGTCCTGTTTCTGTTATTCCTCTATATAATAGCAATGTTATTGATTTTGATTGTGAGCAGGTTATACAAGTATCTTTTGCTCTTTTGAATCAATCCCATTACGCATTTTTTATGCCTCATTGGGAAGAGTCATTATTAGCTCAAAGAGAGATGAAGCATGCTTGTAAACTAGGATTATTTATTTATACCGATATTAGCCAAGTGCCAAATGTTAATAAAGGATGAAAAGCAAAAAACACAAAAAGAAACATATACCCTCGGATTTTCATAGAGTAAGGAGGCAGAAAGATGCCAAGAAGCGTGGTAACTTTAAGAAAAAGGATAAGAAATGGTAAAAGGTTTGTTTTAATCTCTGTCAGAGATAAATACTGGGTTTATATCTATAAAGACGCTAATCCCGAGGGTATGATGATAAACTGGAAATTTGAAACCAGTAAAAGACTATGGACAATAGAATTGTCAGAAGCATTTGATGAATTTGATAGATTAGTAGCTACATTTTAGGCGGGTTTTCCTTCCTGGCTCGCCTAGTTTTTTACAAATATATTATAAGGAGAAATATGAAAGATATATTTGAGAAAGAAATAATATGAAATTAGACAAAGCCGACCAAGAATTTGCAAAGTATATTAAAAACCGAGATAACTGGCAATGCCAAAGGTGTTTTAAGCAATATAGTCCAGGCGATAGAGGATTGCATTGTTCACATTTTTATGGACGCAGGAAGGAAAACACGAGACACGAACCCGACAATTGCGTAGCACTGTGTTATGGCTGTCATAAATACTTTGATGAGACAGACCGTGAAGCGTATAGGGATTTTAAGTTAGTGGAATTGGGGGGGAAACGATTTGACACCTTGAAAGTTCAAGCTAATACTCATAAGAAGAAGGACAGAAAACTAGAATACATAAAATATAAAAAATTAAACGAAAGGACAAAATGAAAAAACTCACCAAGGAGTCCACTAGGGAGTTCACTAGGGAGTTCACCAAAGCTCAACAAAAGAGATTAAAATTATTGGTTGATTTACAAAGGGAAGCATCACAAAAACTAAATGAATTTATATCTTATTTAAAAGATGAATATCAAGCAGACAAAACTTGGCAGATAAGTTTAGAAGGATTTGCGAAGGAGGAAAAAGGAATTAAAAGTAAATAAAAGTAAATAGATTGAAAGTAAATAAATTGAAAATAATAGACTGTAAAATCTGCCCCCAGTGTGAAAATGAAACAAACTTTATATATGAAGAAGGCGAAGGTGAAGTTTGTGAATGTAGATGGTGCGGATTTAGGGATGGATATGAATTGGAGATTAAAAGCAATAAACAAGATAAATCAAAAAAGGTATGGGAAAAACTACGATAGAATTTTTGGCAGAAATAAAAAGAACAAGTCAAAGAAAAACAGTAAGTTTAGATAATGTCTATCAAGTAGTATTAGAAACAGATAATCCGAATATACTTGATTTAGGTAAATTAGAAGCAGATACTTTAGTAAAAGTAACTATTATTAAAGAAAAATAAAAATAATTCGAACAAGCAATCAACAAGCATGTCAAATTTTAATAGACCAACAGTAGGGCTACACACTAATCCAGAAAGAATAAATAGAAAGGGAAGACCCAAAAAAGGTTTTTCTATGACAGGGGCGTTTAGGGAAGTATTGGCTATTAAAGACCCCAAAAAAAAAATAGAACGATATAAAATAATAATTGAAAAAGCAATAGTCAAAGCGGAGCGCGGCGATAATGATATGATAAAATATATAATCAATAGATTAGATGGTCTACCAAAAGGAAGCGCGCCAATAATTCCAATAGATGCCAGACAACAAAAAATAGAGATAGTAATTAAGGATGACGATACAAAACAAATTAAAGGTAGCGAGTAAAAATTGTGTATATTTTATAAATGAGTTTGGGAAAACCTTTGACCCACGAACTAAACAAAAAGATTTAGATTTTATTTTATATGATTATCAAAAAGATTATGTTAATGAATTAGTAAATAGAATAAAAAACGGAAAAGATTTATTTGTTGAGAAATCAAGAGATATGGGGGTATCATGGCTAACTTTATATGTTTTAGTATGGTTTTGGTTTTTTATGCCAAAATTTCAAGCGTTAATAGGTTCTCGTAAAGAAAATTATGTAGATAATAGAACTATTGATAGTTTATTTGGTAAAATAGATTATATCATAAATAAATTACCGATAAAACCAGAAGGTTTTAATCCAGAAAAACATAGAACTTATATGAAATTGATTAGTCCTATAACTAAATCGGTGATAAATGGTGAAAGTGCTAATCCAAATTTTTCAAGATCTGGTAGATATAATTGTGTTTTTTTTGATGAATTGGCATTTTGGCAACATGCTCAAAATAGTTGGGAGGCGGCAGGCGATGCTACACCTTGTAGAATAGCAGTAACTACGCCTAGTGAATATCCAAGTTATGCTAAAGCATTAAGAAATTCAAAAATAATAGATATTAAAACACTTCATTGGAAATTACATCCATATAAAACAAATGAATGGTACGAGAAAGAGAAATTAAGAAGAACAGTAGATGAAATAGCTAGAGAACTTGATATTAACTGGGAAGGGTCAACTTCTGGTATAGTTTATCCAGAAATTTCTCAAGCAGAAGTTGGTAATTATCCATTTATAGTTAACCAACCAATATATACGGGTTGGGATTTTGGATTAGATGGCACAGCGATTCAATGGTGGCAGATAAATCCAGAAAATGGTAAACCTCGTTTGATAGATAGCTATCAAAATATAGATAAAGTAATTGAATATTATTTTCCTTTATTTGATCGACCAATTGATTCAATTCACCAATACCGACAAGAAGATTTAGAATTTATAGAACAAATTAAACAACTACCTAAACCAATCCATTATGGTGATCCAGATGTAGATAAACGAAATTTAAAAACAGGAACATCAACCAGACAAGCGTTAAATGAAGTGGGAATATATATTCAAACAAACAATATAATGAATGATTGGAACTCTCGTAAAACTGAATCTAAAAGATGGTTACAGAAAGGAGTAGAAGTTAATGATACACCTAGAAATAGATTTTGGTTAGAATGTATGAGAAATGCACGGTTTCCACAAAGACCAGATACTTCTCAGGCAGTTACGCCTATTATTAAGCCAATTCACGATTGGACATCACATCATCGAACAGCTTTTGAGTATTGGGCAGTAAATTGTAAATATAAAATAGTCAATATGCAAAAGTTTTCACAATATAATAAACAGGCAGCGGGGGTAAGATGGACATAGAAGATTTGGATAAATTTCTTAATAGTTCCGATAAAAAGCCAAATATAATGCAAAGAATGATACTCCTTGAGCAGGCAATAGAACATTTAGAAAAGATGACAGCAGTTAAACAAATTACTATATTGGCTCGTTTTTTAGGATTAAATTATCACGAAATAGGGTTACTTTTAGGGGTTGATAGTCATAAGCCAGGTAGACCCAAGAAAAACCCTTGACTAATATCTTGTAGAATTAAAGTAAAAGATAAAATAATTCTAACAAAATTATGACCTATCAAAAAATTTATGAAACAGTACAGCAGATAATTGAAGATACTTCTTCTGATTCTTTAATTAGAATAAAAGACTGGATAAACGAAGCACAACAAGTAATATCACAAAGTAAAGATTGGGCTTTTTTACAGGCAGAGAGTACTTTTGATACTGTTTCTGGTGATGAAGAGTATTCTTTAGATTCTGATTTAGCAAAATTAGGTCAAGTCCGAATTACTACTTCGGGGTATGAAAGAATATTAGGACAAGCAGATTACGCAGACTTTACTAGAAATCATCCTGCCCCGACTAATGAGACCAATTCTACCCCCCTGGTATATTATCCTAGTACTTTGGATAGTAGTGGTTATCAGCAAATTAAACTTTATCCTATTCCTGATGTTGTTTATACAATTAAATATAATTATAAAAAGATTTTAAGTGATTTATCTAATTCAACTGATGTGTCTAAGATACCAGCCCGTTATCACTTTTTGTTAATTAAATATCCTTGTTACCAAGCGTTTTTGGCTATGGCTGACTCGCGTTATATTGATTTTTTGCGTCAATTTAAGGAAGGATTGATAAGAATGAAAAATGATTATGGAACTACTAAAAATTTCCCCATAGCTCACGGGGTTAGTAAAATAAATGATTTATAATGCCAGTTCCTACAACAAAACAAATAATCTTTAAGGGTTTTAGTAAAGGATTAAATACAAGAGATTTAGTAGTCAATTTAGCTCCTAATGAATTGTCAGACGGTAGAAATGTAGTGATTGATGAAGTGGGTAATTTATCAAAAAGATACGGACAGGAGATATTAGGAAGTTTTTCTGGAACTACTACTAAGATATTAGGACAATTCTTTTTTGAAAATGCCGCTGAAACTCAGGAAAATTTACGAGTATATGATACTTCGGTAGAAAGATTGGTATCTAATGTTTGGACATCTTTAACTTCAGTAACAATGACAACTAATAAATTGGCTGATGGGGCGTATTTTCCTATTACTGATAAGTTCTATATCGTTAATAAAACCGATAATGTTGTTAAATATGCTTCAGGAACTTCGGGTGATCAAACAGATAGTAGTTTCAAAAAAGGTAATTATATAGTTCATTTTGAAAATCGTTTATTGGTGGCTAATGTTTCAGGGCAAGAAGATTATGTCTGGTATACAGATTTAGGAGTAGATACATTCGGAACTAATAACTATTTTACGACAGAAGGAGCTGTTGTAGGTATGGAAGTTATTACCGCAAAGGCTTGTTTGATATTCACACGATATAAGATTTATAGATTACAAAACTTTACTTGGACTGGAGTTGCGGCTGGTCCTGAAGAATTGATCGATTTAGGCGTTAATTTTGGCGCGGTTTATGATAGATCAATTGTTCAAGGGCGTGGAGTTGTATATTTTCTAGGTCAAGATAAAAATCAAAAAGTCCAAGTATATGTTACGGATGGTTGGAGAGTAAAGCCAATTGGAGAAAAAATTAGGGGAACACTTAATAATTTATCTTCTGCTTTATTGTCTAATGCGGCGGGTGGATTTGATGGGAGATATTTACACTTTTCAGTAACCGAGACAGGGGAATCGGTTAATAGTTTGGAATTGATATATGATACTGTTCAAGATATTTGGCTTCCTCCTGCTAGTGGTTATGGGTTTTCTTGTTATTCTTCCTATAATGATTCAGGAACTTTAAAATTGATTGCTGGAGACGCTTCACAAGGATTGACCTATTTGATAAACGAAAATGAAGGTTATGACCAACTAATGGATCAATCATATTTTACAGGCGGCGATACAGATACAAATATAGCCGCGGCTACTACTACAAGGGCTTCTCAGGGATTTAAATTAAGCTTCCCTACTTCTGAATCGGCTACGATAGTTGGAGCGATATTAAAACTAAAGAAAATTTCAGGCACTACTACCGAGCTAACGGTTAATGTTGAAACAGATAATAGCGATACCCCCTCAGGTACTTTGGCTGATGTTAATGCTACTGAAACGATAGATGCTTTTACTGATACAAGCTATATTTATAAAACAGTTTGGTTTTCGTCGCCATTTAGTGTGACTGGTTCTACTACTTATCATCTAGTTTGTAAGCATACTACAGAAGGGTCTGGTAATAGTATTTATGCTTGGCATAGGGACGCGTCAAGCGCGACTTATACCGACGGAGACGCTTCAACCTATGCGTCAGGTTCTTGGACGGCTCAAGCTGGCACTGATTTTCAATTTGCCATTATTACTCGTTCTGCAATAAATGGTTATGCTATATGGGGAACTGATTTAGGTAATATAGCTCATAATAAAAAACTACTTAAGATTTTTGTTCAATTAGCGGCTGAAGGTGATTATAACATTCAGTTAGGTATTAAGGGGTTAAAATTAACTGGTTATACTGATACTGATGTAAATACTTATGCATCTAATTATGCTTGGGGAGCAGCAGGAACAATATGGGGAGAAACTGGTCCGTGGGGCGGAGCAGGTTATGTAGAACAATGGTTTAGACCGCCTGTTTCAGCTAATATAGCAAGATTTTTTCAATTTAGAATAAGAAATAATAAACCTGAAGAGCATTTTAAATTAACAACAACATATATAGAATATATAAATTTAAAAACCTATAGGTAGAAAGGAAAATAATGGGTTTAATATCTGTAACCGCACAACAGCCAGCCGATGGGAAAACTCCCATAGAGGCTTCTGATGTGAATAATCAGGTGAACACAGTGGTCGATGAATTTAATGGAAATATAGAAAATTCTAACATAAAAAGCACGGCAGCAGTCGCTTTTAGTAAATTGGCATCAGACGCTGCATCTACTTGGACGCCGACTTTTGGTGGATTTTCAGCCGATCCAACGGTAGCTTTTGCTAGATATATACAGATCGGTAAATTGGTTTTTGCTTGGTATGATGATACACCTGGTACATCAAATGCTACAAATTTTACTATGACATTACCTGTGGCTGCTAAATCACCATTTGTAGCAATACTTGGTAAAACTTTTGATAATTCTGCTGCAAAAACTACTCCTGGAAGGTTGGTGGCTAGCGCAGGAACGGCAAATATTACTTTATACTCCAATGCTGGTACAGGAACTTGGACAAATTCAGGCACAAAAGGCGCGGCATTTTCAATAATGTATGAAGCAGCCTAGAAAGGAATTATATGGCATTAACTAAAGAACAAATTGAAAGTGAATATCGTAGATTGCTTGGTAGAGGGTTGCGAGAAGGAGACCCTACTGCTCAAAGGGTAGGAGCGGGGCAGACTTTGGCACAACTTAAACAAGAATTATTAAACTCTCCCGAAAGACAAACCTATCTTAAAGGTAAAGCAGATGTAACCTATAAACCAACTTTAGTAGATATTGCTGCGCAGGAAAAAAGTTTAGCACAACAAAAAAAATTGGGAGAACTTGGCATTAAAGGTCAAGAGGACATCTTAGGGCAGAACCTGGCTAAACAAATACGCAAGATAGCTGAATACTAAACAAAGGGCGACTGGTAGTCTGGAAGAACGCCAACAGCAATTAGGACTGCTTAGAAGTGGATTGACTGCCGCAGGACTTGGCGACATAAGACAAACAAGCATTTGAAAGTGAAACTGATATTAGAAAACAAACCGCCAATGAATTAGCTAAACTTGCTCTGCAAAGAGCTGGTTTATCTCAATCTTATGCTACTGGTATTGAAAGATTGGGGGCGCAAAGAGGACAAGTAGCTTTAAGTAAGGCAGATTTAATAGAAAAATTACAATTAGCTGGAGAAGAAGATTTAGCTAATTTAATGCAACAAGAAGAAACAAAAAAACAACAATTAGCTGATAAAAAGTTACAAATAGCTTTAAGTTTGCCAGAAGGTCAAACTGTCAATATACCTGAGTTTGGTGGTGAAATAAAAGGATTAGCCCCAACAGAAAAAAGTGTAATAGAAAAAGATACTCAAGTAGTTACTGCTGGCGGTAGGCAACTTTTAGTCAATAAACAAACCGGTGAAACTATCGCTGATTTAGGTAGTGCATATAAAGGGACTGGCGGAGGAGGCGGCGGAGGCAGTGATTTAACAACAGCTATTACTAAAACACAAGCCATCAAGGCGGCTCAAAGCGCAGTTCAACAAGGTCAATCACCACTTGAGGTAGCTGATGAAGTATTAAATTTACCATTATCCGAATCTGATACTAAATCAATTATTCAATGGTTAGCAAGGACATATAATATAAATCTAAACTCACCTACAGGACAAAGAATTTTAAATAGATTTAAAGAAAAAAGCAACGAAATAGATTTTAATTTCTAATTATGGCTTTTTTAGATATTCTTAAACAATTAAAAAAGAATGTAAGAACCAAATACCAGCAAGCCGCAAAGCCAAGAGAAACTACACCTGTTCCCTTTAAAGAAAGTGTGTTTGGTAGAATTTTGCGTGGGCAACCAAAAGAAGAAATTATTGGAAGCTCCCAATTTAAAGCTGTTAAAAAACCAATTAAGAAAACTTCTAAGTTTTTAAAAGAAATTGCTATTGAAACTGCTAGAGCACCTATACGAGTTGGTGGATCAACCGTTGCTTCTTTATTAAAACAAAAACAAATACAACCAAGGGGTAAATTAGAGAAAATTATTTTAGGAAAACAACCAATAAAAGCATTTGGAACTCAAAAACGAGAATTACAACAGATATTAGAACAGATTGGTTTATCCAAAAAAAAGGCATCTCCATTAGCTGGTATTGGAGTAGCTGGTTTAACAGCATTAGATATTTACCCAGTTGGTATAGAAAGGAAAGCTATTGTTAAACAGCTTGTTAAAGAAACTACCGAACAAGGCGTAAAACAAATAGCCAAAAAAGGTGGTATAGAACTAACCGAACAAATAGCTAAACAAATCTCTAAAACAGGCGATAAGAAGGCTATTAGTCAATTATTAAGTAGAGCTAAAACAGAAATTACACCCCTGTTAAAAGAAGCAAGAAAGTATAAAAGTGCGGAGGAGTTTGTGAAGGCACAAGGAAAACCGTTTTATCATGGGACAGACGCAAAGGTGGCTGGGGGATTACAGGTTGGAAAAGAGGCTGGTATTTTTGGTAAGGGAGTTTACTTATCTGATAGTCCAGAGTTTAGCAAAAAGTTATGGTAAAAATCTAATAGAAGTAAAATCAGACGTAAAGAAGATATGGGACTTTTCTACTCCAGAACAAAACAAACAATGGTCTAAGTGGATTGCAGAGGGGAAAGATAAGGGGTTTAATTTCCCCCAAAAGTATGCAAGTGAACAAGTACAGAAATTGGGTTACGATGCAATCCAGACAAAAGAGTTCATCGCTAGAACAAACAACGAAATAACGAACCTTGTTGTTTTTGACCTAAATAATATCAAAACCAAATCCCAACTCACCGATATCTACAATAAAACAGTTAAAGAAGTTTCTCCAGAAATAGAACAATTGACAAAACAATTAAAGGGCAAAACACCAGAAGCAAAAGTGCAATCCCTAATTGAGAGCGGAAAAATTTCAGTTCCCACANCTTCTCAAGCACGAAAAAACCTAANGAAAACGCTCCGCACATTATTGCCAAAATCGTCAAGTGATAAAATAGATTCATTAGTCAAAAATCTAGCACAAAGAAAACCATCTGTCAAGATACCTACTCCCGAGAAGGCTATGATTGAAGAATCTAAATATGCTTTTAATATAAATAAAAAACAATTAAAACTTACTAAACAAGCTAAACAAATCGCTAAAACAGGCGATAAGAAGACTATTAGTCAATTATTAAGTAGAGCTAAAACAGAAATTAAACCCCTGTTAAAAGGTATTACTTCTGAACCGAAACCAACAGCACCAAAATTA